GTTATATATTTCTTCTAAAATATCAGAGAATTTTTTACCACCAAATACTATATTATCTAATCCTTCCATAATATTTATTTTCTATAAATATGGACATTAGAAATTTGTATATCCGTTTTCTAAATAAAAGAAATAATGCTCTTTAAATATATCATATAATCGATCAGCTATCTTAGTGATTTTAGGAGTCTTAGCATCTATAATTTCACGAATGTATATGTATAATGCTTTTTTATTAAATACATCTATGTTTTCTCTTTTACGAAATAATTCTAAAATAGCATCAGCAATCTGAGCATCTACTTTTTTAGGAAATAGGGTATCGATATTTTCTGTGCAGTATTCTACATACTGATCTATAAAGTAAATTAATTTATCACTTTCAGATCCCTCATCTATTCGATATGAGAATGACTCATTTGATTCAATTTCACTGATAGGTGCTGCCTCGACTCGTTTTTTATAATTTTTATTATTACTATTAATCAGATAGCGCTTGGCAATTGTTCCAAAATATGAATACGCCTTAGCACCCTTTTCAGGGTTAAACAGATGAAGTTTAGAAAGCAAAAATGTAATTACTTCATGTTGTAAATCTTCAATATTATCTACTTCTGTATAATAAAACTTAAAAGTATGGATAATATTTTCTGTTAATTTAAAGAAAGCATAATGGATTCTAGTTCTATATATTTTATCTCTTAAATCTTGTTCTAAAGTACTATTATATAATACTATTGCGTCCTCAGTATCTTGAGTAAAATATTGAGTATTCTTTTTTTCTTTCACCTCGATCATAAGTTCTTAACTTTAAATTGATTTAATGTTGTTTGTATTTGTTTAATTTCTTCAAAGAAAAAACCTACCTCATCATCTGATTTGAATGAACCTTTATGATCTACTTCTTTTAATTTTTTATCTGAGAATTCAATTATGTCTGAGATTTTATTTAGATATGATAAATAAGAGGCTAAAATTGTAGCCTGAGTATTCATAGCATCTTCTTGTTTTTCAAGTTTCCTAAGAAGATTAAAGGTCGTGTATCCTAAGATCACGACCATTAAACCTAATATTACGGTTAATATTATCATAAGTTATCTAATAAATTCATTAAACCTTCACTTTTAACTGAGCCTAGTGCTTTAGTTTTAATTGTTGGTTTCTTTTCAGTTACTTTAAAATTATCTACTTTTTTCTTAACTTCACCTTTTAATTTAGGATTCCATTCATGTTCAAATTCAATACGAGCTGCCATTAAGTCAGCCTGATGAATAATATAGATAAGTGAAGTACGAGGTTTAGTTTCTGGTGACCAAGACATCAAATAAGGCTTATTAGCATCATCATATAAACCATCATGTAATTTAATAGCTAACCATTCATTCTTAGTTACTGAGATACCGTGAGAAAGTAATAAATGTAAACTACGATCTGGTACTGACATAAATTCTAGACGATCGTTATACTTATAATCTTCACCTAATTTATCTCGTCTCCATTGATCATCCTGAGGAATGTAAGCGTCATGTTGTTCATCACCCATTTTACCTAAGTCATGATTTAAAGCTGCAAATACCAATTCTTCTTTAGTATAAGTAGAATCATCTACTCCCATTGCCACCCAAACATCATTTAATTTAAGAGCACAATCTACTACTCGTAACACGTGATCTATATAACCACCTGGGAAAGCATTGTGGTATTCCTTTTTATGAGCAGCAGGCATCAACATAATGCGTTCTGAATATCCAGAATAAAACTCTAATAACTGTGAACGACGTGGTTCACTTATATATGAGTGAATTGTTTCCTCAAAATCTATCCAGTTTTGTCGGATTTGTTCTGCTGTTAACTTCATATTAGTTATATTCTGTTGGTTCAACATCAACAAATCCTCTTGTTTGATCTACTACCTCTCTCAGTGTATCTAAAAGTTTAGTATATTCTTCAATCGGTTGTTGAGTTTTAACAATGAAATTAAGTTGATTTGTAATACCATCAATTTTATCTAATTGGTGTAATACGTTGTTTTTATTTTTCATAATTTATTAATTTAATTTTTATCACGTTAGTCACGTTGGTTACATTAGTTACATCTTTTCTCATAACCCGTAATCATACTATACACATGAAAGGATTAAAATCCAAGTTATTTTTAAGAAAAGGAGGTTGTGTCTAGAATTTTTTTAAGAAATGCACATTTTTCATATTCCTCCATATCTTCATAATATTGGAGGCACATAGTTAGTGCTTGAATAAATTTATCATCTGCGTAAGTCTGTATGATTTCTACGTGGAAACTGTTGGTTAAATCAATTTTCGCTAGGTGATCATATGCTCTCCAATAAACCATATGAACGCCGACTTTCTCCATTTTTTCAACATCTAAATTTACGTCAGAAGAACGCATAAACTGGAATAATTGTTCGCTAAATGTGTTATAATTGATGATTAATTTTTTAAATAACCCCATATAAATGTATGGGTGATCTACCAATTCAGCATTATTAGCTATATTTCTTTCCTCGGGAGTAGGATCCTCATCAGATCGAAATAAGTTAAATAGTTTATCTAAATTCATTGTATATAAATATATATAAAAAAGAAAGAGCGACAAGTCGCTCTATAGATGTTTTGTGCGCCCACCTGGGCTCGAACCAGGGACCTAATGATTATGAGTCATTTGCTCTAACCGACTGAGCTATAAGCGCATTTGTTGTCCCTGCTGGATTCGAACCAACATACTCAGAATCAAAATCTGATGTCCTGCCATTAGACGAAGGGACATTTGTGCCCAAGGTTGGACTTGCACCAACACGTTCTTTCGAACTTGATATCCTAGCGTCTATCTATCGGGTTTACCATGGTAACCTCGCTTCCGCCACTTGAGCATATTCCCCATCTTGAGATTATAGATGAGTAGTTATATCGGTTTTTGCTGTTTGAAAAACCTGCTGGGCATCCCCGATGAAAAAGTCAGTTCTTTACGTCGGCAGTGCTGAACCTTGCATCTGTTTTATTCCGAACCGATTACCTTTGGGAGGCGTTTTTTAACCCTATCCATTGTTAAATGAGTCTTGGATAAAAGACTGGTGAGTATCTCTTACTCATTGTAGTCGGTACGGGAATCGAACCCGTGTTACCAGAATGAAAATCTGGTGTCCTAACCCCTAGACGAACCGACCATAGTAGCGGGAGGTGGACTCGAACCACCGACCTTCAGGTTATGAGCCTAACGAGCTACCAACTGCTACCACCCCGCTATATATTATCTTTTAATTGTTCAAAACGTAAACAAGTTGTGTAATAGTTAACTAAATGTTCTTTAGTTACTTCATGTCCTTGGTTGGAGGGTGAATTTAACACCCTCCATGTTTCCTCCAAGGCTTTTTCATCTAGTTGTTCTACTTTTAATTCTTTAACTAAAATAGCTTTTAACTCACCTATGTACGTAAACTCCATATACTTTAATACATATATACTAATATACGATTGGCTCGCCAACTTGATGTAAAGAACCAATTTCCCTTAACTTATCAAACGCAGTTAATGGTGATAATTTAAAAAATTCTCGACTATTCCCGTGATCCGAATCAATTCGATGGTGAGCAAAATACTTATGCATTTGTTGCTCAATGTTAAAGGCGGATCCTTTAGAAACGGCTAAACCAAATTTAGGCACCCATTCATTAACAGTTGAGGTAGCGTTAATTGAATTAACCCTATCTTCAATAGTGCGAACAGTCATACCGATTTTAACTATTTCGGGATAACCCGGATTAATAAGAATATAAATATATTCTATATTATCTTTGGTTCTAGTTTTAATTTCGGTGTTTTCTATACCATATAGATAAATCCATTCATGTGATTCATCGTCAATTGGTAAACTCAATTCAATTGAGTATAAAGCAGGAAAATGATCAAATACTTTTTCGGATTTAATATGACGTGCTTTTTCTCTTAACGCTAAATAATTACTATACCATTCTTGAGCTTTAGGATGAAAAGTACCATCTTTAATAGTAGATACTATTTTGATTTCTCCTTGTTCCTCAAGATCAACAGCTTGATTTAAATGTATTTTAGTTCGGTACATATCTACTTTTCTTTGCGGCTATTCCACCAAACATAAACTACTAAAAATACTACATAAGCAATACCAATGCCTATTACTAGTGGGTTTTCTACGGGTTCACCCGTTGGACTAACAATTATCATACCATTTCTTTTAAGTGTTGTAATGTTAATGCTAATTGCCAGCCGGCAAAGAACCAACTAAAATTTGACCATTTGTATTCTTTTCTTTTTCTAAACATAATGCCGTTTAGTACATGAACGACTAATAGGAATAAATCTAAATATATCATAACTTTTATTTTTTAGTAGTCAGGGCAGGATTCGAACCTGCATTTGGTTACCCAATAGTTTGGGAGCCGCCACCAATTCACATACTGCGGCTGCGAGCGTCTACCATATGCGTAGGCTTCGAGTACCCCGATGTTCCTGCGCAATTCCGCCACCTGACTATATTTTAGAAAAATACTTTAGTAGCCACAACTAGTAAAACTAAGCTTATTACAAGCGCAACTGAAACAGCAGTAAGATAAATCTCAACTGGGTGCATTTTACTTAGTATGGATTCTAATTTCTTTTTCATAACTTTTATTTTTTAGTAGTCAGGACAGGATTCGAACCTGTAAGTAATGGAAGTTCCTCAACCTCTCCCTAAGTTCAGTGTCTTTGTGCCCTGCCCTTTGTTTTATACTTTGGCTACCAATTGCCACCTGACTATGTGCCTTTTTAGACCTAAAGAAGGCTAACTTTATCACTACTGAACGCAGAAGTTCTTACGGTTTTTTGCGTGGTACATTTTTACCTTTTAAAGTAGTTGAAACGACGTCGGACATTTGCAAAGGCTAACTAATATCCTATCTCCTATACGATGAGAACAGTGATTTGAGCTTGAATCAGAGGCTTACTGTGTTTTACGATCCCCTGGCCAACGGGGCTTATGCTATCATATCTAAACTAAGGTTTGTAATAATATATTCTTTACCATCATATTCTTCAATTCTAAATCTAGTACCTTCGGGTAACCATTGAATTGTTAAATCTTCAACCCCTCCTAAGTATACATGTACTGTTTCTATTTTACCAATTAATTCTGTTAACAGTGCTAACATATTGTCTTGATTACATTGTCCACTTTCAATTAGTTCTACTAATTTAGGGTGGAAAACCAATGTTTCTCTATTTGGTCCGGGATTCCATGTTGACCAACCGGCTCCATAACCGTTTGAAATTATCACTGCTACGTGACCGTCTCTAATTACTTTTTCCATAATTATTTTAATCTTCTAAATCTAATAACCAATTCATTTTATCCCACCAAAACCAAGTAGCTGGTGCACCAATGGTAATTATTGCTAAAAACCATCCCCACAATTGCCATCCTGTGTCTGTGCTACTTTCATTAGTGAGCGCACCCCAAATACCAATAAGCAAAATTGCGTTTACTACAATAAATGCTAAAATTCTTTTTAATCCGTTTTTCATAACCTTAATTTTTAATTTATGCCGTAAATATACGTATATACTTTGTCGATGCCAAACTTTTTTGTAAAGAAAGAGATTTTAATTCTCATATTTTTTTGCCGAAAGGGGTAATTCGAAATTCCATGTTGCGTTGTTGGGATATACGTATATACGCTCGGCCGGCGTTATACGTTTACGAGTTGAAAGGGCGGGTAGTGTCACAAAGAGATCGGATATACGTTATATGGACAGCAGCGCGCATGTGAGCGCACCGCATTACTACTATATACATACGGCATATATACGCACGCACCAAGGAAGGGAGGCACCACAACCTCCCTCCCACACTCAGAAACCAACACTAGTGTCGGTTTGTGCATCTGTAATTTACCATGTCTCTACCTGCATTGCGATGATGCGCTTTAGCAGTTACCGACTTATTTTTACGCGCGTGCGCTGAGTAATTGTAACCGTGCTTTGTGCTTGAGCATGAGCTTAAAAATGCTACTACAGCTACGAACGCTATGAATTGCAATACTACTTTAACTGGATTAACTGTTTTCATGTGTTATGTGTTTTAATTATTGCTGTAAATATACAACTAATGCTTTAAATAACCAAATTTAACTTACAATCTCACATGCCGCTTTTTAAGCGGGTTGATTGTGGTTGTAACGTTAAATGATCTACCAGACCCATCCTCAAACTCAATCGTCTCCACTTTAACATTGTGTTTTAACTCGATTAACTGTCTAGCTAACTCAAGATGTGCTTTACTCATTGTGCTCATGTGCTTATCGATTTACAGTTAACAACCACAACATTGCTAAACACCATGCACTAAGTAAACTAACTGTTGTGGCTACAAACTTAACGTGCTCTAAAATACTGGTTTTTGTTTTCATATGCTTTAATGTTTTAATTATGCTGTGAATATACGACTTAACTTTCAACTATCCAAATATAAAATAAAAAAAGGATACATTAATTAAAATATATCCTTTAATTTAACAACTACACTTCAACTACTTAAAAATCATACAATACAAAATAAACTCTCTTACCTTCAATCAATCTCATTTCTACACTTACATCATCATCTTCAACATCATCTTCATACAAATTACAACCAATT